CCTTCTTTGCGTTCATTTACAATACCAGCAGAATGGTTTTCTGTAACAGTAAAGTCATTGTTGCGACCGTAATGATGTACAAAAAATTCTCTTGAAGATTTAAAGTTATTGCTTCCAATAGGAATAACTTGAGCTACTGAACCATTTGTAACTACCTGCTGGTATTTTTCTTTTGCCCCTCGCAATATGTTTGCAGGTACATAAGCATTTTTAACAATACCATTTTGCTTGTAACTATAATAGCCTCTGATAGTATCTGTATCTACTAAACCTCCATCAGGAGTAATAACGTTATATGTAAATCTATCTGAATCTTGATGGTTAACAAATTCGTATTCTGCTTTGTGTCCCATATCTTTAAGACTAACAACCATATCTAGTTCAGGATCAATAGTTGAGCCTGTACCTACTTTGTATGCAAAAAGTTTACAACCACCTGTTTCAGTATAACCATCTTTACTATATGTAAATGAACTGTTTGGATATTTTGTTGGATCGTCTAGTCTTGTATTTCTTCTTTCATCATCATACAAGTAATACAATGGAGGATGATTAACACGAGTCTTGATGTAACCTCGCATTGTATTTGTTGATTCATTTACCCATAAATCTTTTCGTACCCATTTTTCAAATAATTGTGTTGTTTCAGTAGCAGTAGTCCCAAGAGCATTTCTCACAATAAAGGTATCACCTTCATTAAGAGTAGCATATGCTGGATCGCTTGCTTGATTACTATCACGCATTCTAATAGTATTTGTATTTAGAACATGATACGTATTTCCATTTTGTATTTGTGTAGCCAGTGCAACATCACTAATAATAAAATCTACAGGGCCTCTAAAAATTGCAGTTTGAAACTCGTCATCATTACCATGATTCATTAGGTGTAATCCACCTTCAAATTCTATTATAGGTCTTTTTGCTTGGTCATCCACAGTTGTAAAAAGTGCGGCGTCCATAGCATCAATCATGCTTGCAATTTTAAATATAGTATCTCTATGAATCCAATGATTTGATCTACTCCATGCAGAAGCAATAGGATCATCTCTATCAATTACAATATAATCTTTTAATGCTGTTGGTGTATACCATGTATCCCAATTTGTGTTACTATCATATGAATGTTCAAGAAACGATTGTGCTGTTGCAATTTGATCCGGCGTTCTATTTGCTGTAACAATATTTTGTGTTATTGCACCAGCAGAAACTGTTGCTGATATTATAGTATCAAATTGTGTAAAGCCATTTTCATCTATTCTAACCCAATAGTATTCATGCTGTTGTGCTACTGTCATGTTTGGCCAGCTTGTGCCAAATCTTATAATCATACCGTCAGACATATAAACTTTTCTGTTATTGTCTGCATAGAACCATAATGCTGGTGCTGTGTTTGTATTTGGATCCAACCTGTCTGCATTATAATTGGCTCTTATGAAATTTGGATCTGTACCACGAGGATCTGCAAGACCAGAATTTTTATATGTAATATCAACTACATCTAAACTATCCCAATAGCCTTGTGTATGATTTGTGTACATATTTTCATCTGTCCAGATTGGATAACCTCGTCCACTGCGTTGTTCTTGATACAAACGCAAACTAATTTGTTTACCAACACCTGTTACAAGATATATGTTATTGTTTAAAGACCCGTACCCAAGTTCAAGTCTAATACGCATACCGTCTTCTAATTCAAAACTATTATTGTCATCAACAAAAGTATGTGTTACTTTACCATTAATATCTGTAATTGGATCTGAAACATATGTGCCTGTACCGTTTGTATTATCACTCTCATAAACTGGTAAATTTGGAACCCAATAATAACTTGTGAAGTTTAAAAACTTATCTACATTAATAGGTGGCTTGTACACATAACTTTGTGTAGCGTATGCGGAATTGTAATTGTAGTCATCAAAATATTGCTCAACTGCTTGAGCAACATCATCAAATGTAATTCTAGTGTCACTTACAATACCAGGAGTAAGTTGCACGTTATCATTGCCAGTATCAAGATATTTAATTTGTTCTGTAACTTTTCTGTGTTTACCAGATTTACTACCAACAAAAGCATCAATATCTTCTAGCATACCTTTAGACACTAACTGATCAAAGGTACTATCCATCCACTGTTTGTTTATACGTGTCTGAAATGTATGTGGAAGATAGTCGCTACTCTTTACATTTACTGTAGGGTAAGTGCCAACTTTCCTTTTGTTGGTGCTCTTTTTTAGTTTAGAGCTTTTGTAATCATTATACTTGGCCATTAATAGGAGCCCTGTGCTAGGTTAATATTAGCCTGTGTAAGGCCTGAAATAATATCAATATCAGTAATACTTATATCCGGAATTAATAGCTGATCTTTGAATGGTGTAATCTGAAATAGATCACCAAATACTGCGTTTGTACCTAATGGCACAATGACAAAACTGCTTACAATACCAGCAAGTTCCTTATGCACGTATGCCGCCAATTCTGTGAAGTAAAAACTTTCTCCAAACTCCCAATTAGATGGATCAAAATATTCTTCAACTACATTTACAACTTGGTTTTTAATTTCATTATCTGTAAACTTTGCCCCTGCCGTTTTAATAAGTCTAAACTTTGCTCTATGTTCAGTATCTGCTTTAGGACCAAAAATAACTTTATAGTTTGCAGGTCTATAAACAATGCTATCGCTCATTGCTTTGCGTTCTGTTTGATCATCAAACGCACTACGTAAACTTGTGATAGTATCTGGCTTAGGCATAATTACCTGTCCGGTTGTATCTTTTAGATATGCTCTAAACTTTGTATCATATGTTGTTGATAACGTAAACACATCAATTAAGTTTGTAAATGATGGATCGATAAGCTCGTTATAATCTGGAGTATGGGTCCATTCAAATCTTAAGTTTTCTTTTCCAGGAACTGTTTCTGTATCCCCATCACCATCTGTATCAATAGTAATTGTGTTTGAACCAATTACATCACTAAATGCTTCAGGATTATCTGGTCTATCATTAGCATCTCTATCCACGCTTGCTAAAATAACTTTTGTTGGATCATATATGCCTGACTTATCTCCATCAGTTTTAAAATCATATCCCCAAACATAAAAAGTTGTACTTGGTAATCCTGCTATTGATGTATCAGTAACCTTAATCTGATCTCTTGATTTTTTACGAGACTCGCCGTCCATAGCATATTCATTTGTAATATTACTAAATTCTATTTGCTCAGTTGATAATTCATATCTAATTACACGTTGAATAATTCTCCATTTGTCAACATTATTACTTGATTCATAACTAATATGTATAAGCCAATTATTGTCATATACATTCAAAGCAGAATTAGAATTTGTTGTACCATCAAGATCTGTTAAAGTACTTTTATCAAACGCTGTAGGAAACTGTGCTGAACTTGCTGACGGCAAAGGAGCACGTTCTACTATTTCCCATGCACTATTAATATAGTCAAATTTTAGTGCGAAGGTTTGCTTTGCTTTAATATACTCAATAACATTTGCACGTTCTGTTTGTGTAAACTGTCTACTAATTGCTGGATAAATTGTTTCCAGTGTTGCATTTGATGGAATTGCAATATCAAGTCCTATTGCACCTTGATCGTCTGGCGTAATACCAGTAGGAGTTCCACTTGCGTTGTCAACACCTAATCCGTTATTATAAATTCTTTTTACTTGAGCCCAATACTCATTACCACCACTAGTAAATTTTAACATTGCTCCAGTCTTAACTAATTGTAGATATGATGATTGATTTTGTCCAACACCATAGATTATACCGCTGTTTACAAAATAACCAGTTTGTGGAAACTGCACACTTTGTTGCCAAGTAAAACTATTAAGAGTGTATGTACTTTTTAATGCTGTGAATGTTGAAGCAAACTTCTGATAGTATAGATTTATTAATTCATCATCACTAATAAATTTTTTAATGTATGTGTCAAAAACAACAGGCGCACTTACGTCACTTGCTATTGTGGTTTTGTTTTTTTCTGTGCTATACAATTTTCCATCTGTTGCAAATAATCTTAAACTACTGTATGCACCAGTAGGATCCTTTAAATCAACATATCTGCTGAATCCACTATGTGTTCTGTTAACAGCCTTGATTTTTTTCATGTTATCACTTTGGCTTCCAAGAAAGCCATTGTAATCATTTGCAGTAATCATTCTGTTTTGACTTGCATAACTTTGTGGAGCAGATACCCTTATATCATCTAATGTTTCTGCACTACTTGCTGTATTGATAGTTGATTTCAGTTGAACTGTAAATGTTGCTGTATAAACATTATTATCAGCACCTTTGTATGTCATATTAATACGTTTAAGTCCAATATCATCAGGACGTAAACTATATGTTTCATTTAGACTTGCTCTATACCAAACTCTTATAATACCATTAGGTAAGTTACCAAATGTACTATCAGCAAATTGAATACTAATTTTATTATCAAATAATGATTTTACACTAAAAATATCTCTAACACCATTTGAAAGATTATTAAATATTACGTTTGTGCCAAAAACTTCATTAACTTTTGTCCAGCTTTTTATAACTGTACCATCTGCATTAATAGTTTGTACCCAAACATCTGACTGGTTAATATTGACAGCATCTACATCTAATGTAATACCACTTACTGCATCTGTTACATTGAAATCTTGAAAATCTAAATTGCCTTCTTTTAAGCCAAAGAAGAAACCAGTGTTATTACTTAATACACCCTGCCCATCATTTTTGTAAAGTAAACTAAATGCACCTTCTGGGTCTGGATCCTTTTCCTCATAACGTAGTGTATCAGTATTATAATCTGAACTATAAGCATTAAAAACTGTTTGTGTGCCTTGTGCAACGCCACTAAAGTTAAATGCAATTTGATTGCTTTCATTATTTAAATTGTAAAATTGATTAGTAACACTATCAACAGTAACTTGTTTGCGTGGAGATCCAAATGGATTTGTAGATGAGAAAATAGCATTCATAATATTAATAAAGTTGTCTAAATTGTCTGCTGAAGTACTATTTTCAAAATTAAATTCTTGTCCGGATAATGTTGTGCCGTTGTTTCCAATTACATCTTCATTAGTTTTTACTGATATAATTTTCACAAACCCACTTGCTGTTGTATTTCTTCTAGGAGTATAACCTAAAAAGTTAGCAAGTTTATATACAGAGTCGGTTCTCTCTGCTGTACTAATAAAGTTATTACGTGCATTAATATCAATTCTAAAAGCGAGGGCGTGACCAAAACGTGCGACAACATCTAATAGGCTAACGAACTCTGCGGATTCTACCCAGTCATTATAACTTTCCGGATAGTTTTCTCTAATGTAAGTTACCATACTTTCACGTATAGTATCAAAATCATATGCTTGCAAGTTTGCGTTTATATACGATTCATATACTGCTGTATAATCTTCGGCCGCAAATAGCTTGGTTTGTCGTTGTACCTGTGCCATTATAGTTCCTCAAATTCTCTGTCAAATTTAAGTTCCAGCGTTGTTGGTGTTGAAGTTGGAAGGTACATAAGTGTCGCATTTACCTCAATCTTTGATTCGTCAAAGTCAACAAAAATTGTATTTTTCTCAATGCTGAAACGAGGATCATAGCTAATTACATCTAGAACATCTTGCTTGACAAGGTCAACTGTGAGTGTGTCAAGTGGTTCGTGTACATAAAATGGTAGCATACTACCAAAATTTGGGTTAGTCCACTTCTCGCCTTTTCGTATTTGAAAATGATTTTCAAGATCACGCTTTGCTAAGGCAACTCCAGTGAGTTGCTGAGGTATATTAGACTGCCCAATAGTGCTATATCCGTAAATTTTCTCCATACTAATATTTATACCAAAAAAACCGCCCTATTTAGGCGGCTTTGTTTTTGACAAATATTAATTCATCTGGCCAACTTATGTAAGTTTTCCAGCTTGTATCTTCAATATGTAAGGGAATATTTTTAAATTTATGGTTAAGTTCGTGATATGAGGGTTGAATTGGTTTTGTTTTTGGGCGTTGCAGTTTGTTTCCTTTGTTCCAGTTACAGGACTTACAGGCAGTAGTGCAGTTTTCCCAACTACTTACCCCGCCCAAGTACCGGGGGAGTACATGATCCACGGTGAGTTCATGTTGTGGGAATTCGTTAAGACAATATTGACATGTAAACTTATCACGTATGAACATGTTTCTGCGTGTAAACTTTGCAGACGTAGGTAGTTTATGATAACGTGTTAACATAACAACGCTAGGTTTTTGTATACTAAAGTTTGCACTACGAATAAGATCATCATAGCTCTCAATAATCTTTACTTTGTCTAAAAAATAGGCTTTTAATGCAAGTTGCCAGCTGATTGTACTAAGCGGACAAAGGCTTACAGGTTGTGCATCAGCATTTAAAAGCAAAACTGATTTGCTCATGTATTTGTCTTTTCCTTGTAAAGTGCTATAATTTTTCTCATTCTTGTTTGAGACATTTTAGGTAGGAATCGTTTTGTTTCTGCGTAGTAAACATATTCAGCTTGTTCACGTGCAGTATCATTAATAAATCTATTAGGATATAACTGTCTGATTTTTTGTATACCCTCTGCTTTAATTATGCTACGATCCTTTGTTCTTCCATAGTCTCCTAGCATCATTATTTTTGCTTCGCCCTGTCTTATGTTTCTTTGAAATCCACTTAACACCAAAGCACTAGCGTAGTATTGCCATTGTTTTGATTCAATGTATTGTTTAATTTGAAACTTTCGTACACCACTACCTACACTGAAAATATCACCTG